AGATTGATAAGCTAGCAAGAGAAAGAGACATATATAAAGATAGACTAGACGTAACGCCAACAAGTTACGAACTACACACTTCAGAAGATTACAGCACATTTGTTCAGACGTTGCAAGAACAAAAGAAAGAAAATGAAGAGTTAAAAAAGAAATTAGTCAGATTAAGAAATTGCGCTGAAAAATATGGTATTCAATTAGGTGAATTAGAGAAAGAAAACAAAGCATTAAATAGCTTAATTAATAATTACGAAGAAGAAAACCCACAACGAGTATTAATAAAAGAGAACAAGTAAACAAACAAAAACACAAGGAGTAATACAAAATGGTAGAAATAAACAAAGATACAACAATAGTAAAAAAAACAGATATAAAAGAAGGCGTTGTAACAGAAGCAACAGAATATACAGAAATAAATCAAATGCAAGATGATTTGAAAGCGTTTGAGATGCGTCTTAATTCAATGATGGAAAAAAACCAAGACCTACAGAATAAAATAAGCGTAGTAAATAAAGACCAAATGACGCTAGTAATACCTAAAGCATTCATTAAAGACGCTATTGAGCAACAAATAAATAAAATGCAAGATGATTTAATTGAAAAGGTAGAAATAGCAGAGGAAACGCTCCAAGAACTAAATCTTATCAAAAATAAAGAAGCTCTTGAAGACTTGGAAGACTTGAGCAACTTTGTAGATAGACTTGGAGAGGTAGAATATAAACTAGATGATAAAACTGAGTATCGTGATATTGAAGACGAACTAGACAATAGATTATATGACTACAAAGAAGAGTATGAAATAGAAGGAATGATTGAAGAAGCAATTAACAATATAGATGACAACGAAGTTCTAGAAGAAAAGATAAATAAAACTATTGATAATCTAAGCGAAGCAATAGTAGAACTTAACAGCAAGGTTGATGCATTAACAGCTAAGAATAATAACATGTTAAGCAGAGTAATAGATTGGTTTAAAGGTTTGTTTACTTCTCAACGTAACGACTAACAACGCACACAACACACAGACCCTACCATAAGAACAGCCTCGCACAATAGATAGTGTGGGGCTGTTTCCTTTTATAGAATATTACAAGAAAAATCGATTGGAATTATAATTTAACTCAAAAATCAACTAAAACCGAGGGGTATATGCGTCAACAAGTCGGGGGCCTAACCATAAAACAACACTCACACCCATTCTAATATATATTTCTAAGTTTACCTTATTCTTTATTTTTTTAACTTAATTTACTGGTTTTTTGGAAGAGTTTTGGATAGAGAATTCTTATACCCCCAAAATATTTTTTGGAAATTTTTCTCTACCCTAGACTGGTTTTTCGGAGCCGAGCCATTATGGGATACTTTACTTGCCTTTAAAACAGTAGAAGCGGATACCTTATTTTCAGTGTTTAAGCACCTATCAACTTGGCTGGGTACCTTAGAATCGCCGATTGAGACTTTGTTGAACCCCTTTTAGTAGTCTCATACAAATTGCTCACGCTAAAAGTGTTTTCTACCAATCCATGAGCGGTTAAATATAGAAAGATTTTATTTATTGTCAAATACTTATTTTAATTGTAAATTAATTCGTATGGATTTTAAGGACATAAAGGGCAAAAGATATTTCCTGTATGACAGTGTGATAGAATTTAATGCCTTGTCTGATGGAAATGAAATCGCAGGTCATTGGAGAGATTGCCATGATGGTGACTGGATAGTAACTGATGATGGGTATGTTTGTCAAATCTTAAAACGGTTTGCGGTTAAAGGTCATAATGAAAACAAAAGCATTGAATGTGTTCGTACTGTTTGCGGAACATTTAGGGTTAATGACAAAAAAAGGTTAATGCTTGGCAAAAATGGAATTGCTGAAAACATATACTCATTTTCTGGAACCTCAACGTCAAAGAAAAGATTGAAGAGTGACGGTAAAGGCAAGGAAATGCTTTTTGCCCGCTATGTTGCAACTGGCATGGATGTTAAAGAAGCTTTTAGCAAAGTTTACCCTAAAGCAAAATCAAAAAAATATATCAATGAAAAAGTTAATACTTTATTAAAATCGGAGAAAATTTCAGGTATGATTAGTGAAGAAAGAAACAAATTATTAAATGGTTTAGGTGTTACTAATGAGTGGATTATTGAAAGATATCGTGACATGGTTGATGTTGCTGAAAGACCAGCAGATATACTACGTTCTTTGGATTCGCTTGCAAAAATTGCTGGACTGTTTGACACGGAAAAGAAACAAGAGTCGTTAACTGTGTGGTCAGGCTTTAGTCCAGAACAAATGGAGGCACTAAAAGATGGACATACTAAAACAGAGCTTATCGGACACGCCGAAAAAGAAGGCTAAAGACCCTTGCCCAGTATGCAATTACGACCTTCATTTGAACGACGTTAGAAGTAAAAGAATTGGTATTATTGACAGCAGAGACAGAGTTGTTGGCTGGCTTTGCTATAAATGTAAAACAGAATTTGATTTAGAAAACCAGGTTGTTGTGTTGTTTTCTGATGAAGAAATTAGAGGAGAAGCTTAATGGGTAAGAGAGGTTTATGGGACAATATTCATGCAAAACGTGCAAGAATTAAATCAGGTTCAGGCGAGTCTAAAGCAAAGCCTGGAGATAAAGATTATCCTGAGACACTTAATGTAAAAGACGGTGGTAAAATTGGATATAAAGATGGTGGAGTAATTGGAACAGGAGCACGTGACCATGTAGACTTTTTAGGTCTTAAAAAATCAAAAAAACATAAGAAAAATTTTAAACAAATTCTTAAAGATTTAGAAGATAAAAAACCTAAAAAGAAACCCAAAAGAATGATGAAAGATGGTGGCGTGGTTGAAGGCACTAAAAAAGATTTAAAAGTAATAGTTAAAGAATTATTAAAAGCATCTAAAATGCACAAAGGCCAATCTAAAAGAATTGACAAGCATATAAAAATGATGAAAGATGGTGGTAAAGTTTCAAGTAATAATTTTTTTAATTTCCCAACAACAGACGCAAGGAGTAAAAAATAATGCCAAGATTTGGAAAAAGTTCTAAAGCAAGACTTGCAACATGTGATGAAAGGTTGCAAAAAGTGTTTAATGAAGTAATTAAATATGTTGATTGCAGTGTTTTGGAGGGCCATAGAGATGGAGAAAGGCAGAATAAACTTTTTGATGAAGGTAAAACTAAAGTTAAATTCCCTAACGGGAGGCATAATAGTAGTCCTAGCAGGGCTGTTGATGTTACACCTTACCCAGTGGACTGGGATGACCGTGAGCGACAAACTCTTTTTGCTGGCTTTGTATTGGGGATTGCTCGTAGTATGGGTATCACCTTAAGATGGGGTGGAGATTGGGATATGGATTTTCAAGTAATGGATAATCGTTTTGACGATTTTCCTCATTTCGAGATAAGGGATTAATAGATGTCTGAACAAAAAAAACATGAAATTAATTTTGACGAACTGCTTGATTACGATGCCTTTGATTCAGATAATGTTGCTTTAACTTTTGAAAAACCTGTTGACTCAGATTACCTTGGGGTGCAGGGTCAGTTTGGTGCAATACCGCCACCTAAATATATTGAAGGGTCTTTTGGTGAAATGGTGCTTAATCCTGTTTTTGAAGATGAGTCTATTGTTGCAGATATGCTTGAAAACATAGCTGGGGGAGTAGGAAAAACAGCGGATTGGGCTGCTAACTTTGCAAGCGACCTTGCAGAAAAAGATTTATCTAATGCTCTTTGGGATAATCTTGTTGGTAGAAATGGAGCAGGCTACAATAGTAGGACTGAATTTTTTAATGATTTTCCTGCAGTTTCTGCCCTTGCTTTTAGTGAAGAAGGTGCAAAATTTAGAGAACAATTTGAAAACTTTAATACTCCATCTCAAATTAAAGAAAGAGAGCAAACTATAGTAGGGAACTTAGTTGAAAACGAAGGATATAGTCTTGAAGATGCATTTGCTGTTTATGAAAAATGGAACTCAGTTGGAATTGACGATTTAAATGATGCAGAGGCTAAGGTAATAAGCCAAGCTTTGTTTGATGAACGCTTGATTACTAACGAAATGTTTTTTGGACTTGGTGGTAAATCAATTATAAAAGGCCTTAGCAAAACTAAAGCAGGTCAAAACTTTTTAGGTAAATTTATAAATGATTTTAACCAATATGTAAACCCAAGAAAATATAAACTTTCTAAAAATATAGACCCAAAAGGTCTTGGTGTAAAAACAAAAGATATATCTTCAACAATTGTTAAAAATAAAACTAAATTTGAAAAGGTTAAAGATTTAGACAAAGGTCTTCCAAATGTTCAAAAAGGTTATGTCAATAAACTTGTAAACGATAAAACATTTTTAAAAACAATAGGCATGAGTGCAGACGATGCTTCAAAACTATCTATTGAACAACTTTCTCAATTAGGTATGAGAAACATGTCGCACATTCAAATGGACAATTTAATTAAAAGAACAGGTGCCAATAAAGACTTAATAAATACATTTAGAAAACATTTTTGGAGCTCTAAAAATGATGATTATATTGACATGTTAAGAAACCCTGTTAAAGATTTAAAATACAAAACAACTAAAGACATGACGTTTTTTGAGAGAGCAAAAACAGGATTTCAAGGAACAACAAGAGAAGCTGGTAAGTATGCTGAAAGCTGGATTAGGAGACAAATCGACCCAGCACAATACAAATTTGCTTTTCAGGGCAAAGGCAAAATGCCAAACCTTAATCCGCTTAGCATGAAAGACGGTGTTAAGCAACCAATATTAGCAAGGCTATTAAAAGCACAAGTATTAAATGAGGCAATTAATCTTAGCACAGCTCCTGACCTTATAGAAAAAGCTGGAACCGCACTTGGAGATAATTTTGTAGGTAATTTTCTTTCAGATGCAATTGGGGAAGGATTTGAAGAGGGGTCTTTATTTTCAGCTGCAAACCTGTTTACAGATGCAACAAATACTCCTTTTGGAATTGCACCGTTTCCAAGTGGTGTTCAAGAGCTTGCCAAACTTATAAAATTTGAATATGGGGAAGAAAGGCCTTCTGCAGAACAAATTCAAGTTCAATCTGGAAAAAATTTTGACGGGGAAACACAATATAAAAATGTAACAACAACTATTATGCCTGGTGACAGAGAATATATTACTAATGAAAAACTTGACAGCATAAGAACAAATTCAGGTGCTAGTTTTTTATACAAAAAGGATTAAATTATGAGATGGAATTTAAATTGGGAAAGATATAACGAAGGAGGAAAGGTGGAAACTACTAACAAGAATAATGCACATGAGCAAATTGACAAAGCAATTACAGAGAGTGAAACATTTATACCAATAAACAAGGTAAAGGATTTGGTTAAAAAAACTGGAATAAGTAAATACGAAGCAGCTTCAATTTTACAGTTAATGCCAATAAAAGACGGGGTGACAAGTGATTCAATTACAAGTGATGAAATGTCTCAATTTAGAGAAATAAAACAAATTATGGCTGAAATGGTTTCAAACGGAAGCATTAATAATATTATTAACAACATAACATCACAGCAACAGCCAAATGTTCCAGAAGTAAAGGCAAATGTTCCAAAGCCAAATCCTATGGTTCAAGGTTTTAACACAGGAGGAGTTGCCAAACCTAAATATCCAGCGTTTAATATGAGTCCTAATAATACTCCAGGCGGGAAAACGGTTCCAAATAAAACTATTCCATCTGTTAAACCAACTCAAAATTTGGGATTAAATCCTAACGAGGCTAAACTTGCTGTTAATGAAAACAAATACAGGCCTAAAAAATCTACACCAATAGGTGTGCCTAATCCTAAAAATAATCAAATGAATAAACTTGTCTAATTTAAATTTAAACGGTAATGTTTCAAAAAACGAAGAAGTTTTGCAAATGGCCTTTAATGACCTTATTGCCTTTGGAAAACTATTTTCACCACAAGATTTTTTAGCATCTCAAAGTCCAAGTTTTCATTATGATGTTGGTAAATTACTTATCAATAAAAATGTTCAACAATTAGCTCTTGTTTTACCTCGTGACCATGCAAAATCAACTTTAGCTGCATCAGCAGTATTGCATAGATTTTTATTTGCAGATAAAGATAATCCTGAGTTTATTGCTTGGGTAGGAGAAGCTCAAGACCAGGCAACTGATAATTTAAATTGGATAGCAAATCATATATATGCAAACCCTGCAATACATTATTATTTTGGAGATTTGCAAGGTGATAAATGGACAAAAACAGAAATAGTTTTAAGAAACAATTGTCGTATGATTGCTAAAGGTACATCGCAAAGACTTCGTGGTAAAAAACAATTATCTACTCGTTATACTGGTATTATACTTGATGATTTTGAATCTGAGTTAAATACAAAGACTCCTGATGCTCGTAGACAAATTAAAGAATGGGTTACTGCTGCAGTTTATCCAGCTATTGATTTTGATAAAAATGGATTTTTGTGGTGTAATGGAACGGTAGTGCATTATGATAGTTTTTTAAATGGGTTGTTAAAATCTCACGATGAAGCTTTAAAAAGCGGAGAAGAACATAGCTGGGAAGTGTTTACTAGAAAAGCTATAGAAGACGGTCAGCCTATATGGCCTTCAAGATGGCCACTTAAAAAATTAGAAGAAAGAAAACAATTCTACATTGACTCAGGTACACCGTCTAAATTTTATCAAGAGTATATGAATCAGGCAAAATCTCCTGAAGACCAAATATTTCATGAAGACGATATCAATGAAGCAATGTATAAAGGGGGAATACGATTTGATGAGGCAGCTGATTCATGGTTTATTAAGCTTGACGATGGTAGACAAGAGTTTGTTAATATTTACATCGGTGTTGACCCTGCTTCAACACTTGGTGTTAGGAACGACTATTCTGTTATTATGGTTATCGGTGTTACTGCTGAATACGATTATTATGTTATTGAATATTGGAGGGACAGAGTTTTACCGATGGATTGTGCTGATAAAATCTTTGAGATTGCAGAAAGATACAGACCGATAAAAAGAATTAACATTGAAACAATTGCATATCAAGAAATGTTAAGAGACTATGTAATGAAAAGAAGTAAAAAAGAAGGAAAGTTTTTACCTGGAATACAACAAGGTATTAAAGGATATGGAAACCAAAAGAAAAAAGATAGGCTATGGGAAGGTTTGCAACCAATGTTTAAAGCAGGTGCAGTTCATTTAAAAAAATCTCACCACGAACTTATAGGTGAGTTATTAGATTTTCCAAAAGGTTCTCATGATGACACTGTTGATGCGTTTTGGTTAGCAACTCAATTTGCAAAAGGAAACTCTAAAGCTGGAAAAAAATTAAAATTAAAAAAAGATGGGAAATATGTTAAAACTAAAAAAAAATATAATTGGATAACAGGAGCAAGAATAAAAGATGTTGTTAATAAATATATATAATTATTATATTATGAGATATGATTCCTGAAGATAAAAGAGCTAAGGAAATAAAAGAACTCCATAGACGTTGGTCTGATGCACGAAAAGATTGGGATGATGCTGCTCGTGAAGATATAGATTTTTATCTAGGAAATCACTTTAGTTCTGAAGAAATGGATATTCTTTCAGAAAGAAATCAAAGCCCTATTCCAGTTGACAGGCTTTATTCAGCTGTTGAGCAATTTAAAGCAATTACAACATCTAAGCCTCCTAAGTTTTCAGTAGTTGGCAGAGAAGATTCTGACAATAAAGTTGCAAAAGCTTGGAAAACTATATTAGAATATATATGGGATATATCTGATGGAGATGAACATTTTAAACAAGCTATACATGATTATGCTGTAACTGGCCTTGGATATTTTTATGCTTACGTAGATAAAGAAGCAGATTACGGTAGAGGCGAAGTTAAGTTTACAAGTATAAATCCATTTAGGGTTTGCATAGACCCAAATGCTAGAAACAGATATTATGATGATGCTGCGGGAATGATGGTTTCTACAATATTTACAAAATCTCAAGTTATTGATTTATATCCACAGCTAAAAGAACCTATTGAAGAGGGAAGCAGTAAGCCTGTAATTGATTCTATTGAAACTGATTACAGTGATGAAGATTATCCTTCTGCTACAAATAAAAGAACCATGGCATCGTTTACTCCTGATGAAATTAAAGATAAAGATTATGGAGAAAATGAAAAATATAGATTAATTGAATATTTTTCTAAAGTAAAAATTCCTTATTACAGAGTGCTAAACATGCAAAGTGGTGATGAAAAAATACTTGATAAAGATAGGTTTCAAGCATTTATGGATAAAAAGGAAATACAAAAAGCTATAAAAGATGGTTTAATTGATTATGCTGAAGTATTGCAAACAAGAATAAAATTAACATGCAGCTTAGGGCAAATTGTTTTATATGAAAGAATTTTAGAAACAGATGTATATCCTATAGTTCCTGTTCCAAATATATGGACAAACACTCCATATCCAATGAGTGATGTAAGAAAAAATAAAGATTTTCAAAGGTTCCTCAATAAAGTTGTATCTTTAATCACAACACACGCACAAGCCTCGGCTGGCCTCAAACTATTAATACCTCAGGGTAGTGTCCAAGATATTGAGGAGCTTGAAAGAGATTGGGCAAACCCAAATGCTACACTAGAATATGATGCTTCTTTTGGGGAACCACATTTTCCTTCTCCACAGCCATTGTCAAGTTCAATTATGCAGCTTCCACAATTAATTGAAAAGTATATTGACTTGAACATGGGTATATTTGAAATGATGCAAGGAAACACAGAAGCTGCTCCTAAAACATCTTCAGCTACTATGATGATGGAAGATTTTGGACAAAGGCGTTCTAAATCTAAATTAAGAGACATTGAAGGTTCTCTTAAAAGAGTTGGAAGAGTTGTTTATAATTTATCAAAATCTCATTACAATTTTCAAAAAACATTTAGAATTGTGCAGCCTAATAATGATGTTAATGAATTTACAGTTAACAAAAGATTGTATGATGACTATACAAATGAATTAATGTCTATAGAAAATGATTTGGCTGTAGGGCATTTTGATATTAGAGTAATTGGAAACTCTACAATGCCATCAAATAAATGGGGTGAATGGAATATTTATATGGAAGCTTATCAAGCTGGATTAATTGATAAAACTGAAGCATTAAAGAAAACAGAAATATTTGATAAGGAAGGAGTATTGCAAAGAACTGATATTATACTTAAATTACAACAGCAGCTGCAAGGTGCTCAGAAACAAATTAAGAAACTTTCTGGTGACCTTCAAACTGCACATAGAGAATCTATACAAGCTAGAAAACGTACTGAAGTTGAGAAATTTAAAACTCAAGTTAAAGAGACTGAGCTTGTAAATAATTATAATCAAAAATTATCAATAGATAGGTTAAAAGACGCAGTTAACCTCGAACAAGAGAAATTACGAATGGAGACAAAAGACAAAGTTCGTAGTGAGACTCAGAAAAAGTAGAGGAATTGCAAAGGAGAAAACATGAGTAACTTAGATAATAGTGGAAATCTCGGAAGAGGTCAAACCACAGAAGGGCAAGACAAAGGGAGTTCTGGAGAGGGTTCTTCGGAGAACTGGGAATCACAAGCAAAATATTTTCAGTCTGAGAAGGATAAACTGCACCAGGAAAATGCTAAACTAAAGAAGTATGAAAAGATAGGAAAGTTTTTGGAATCACGACCTGACGCAGCACAAGCTGTTGCAAATGTCATTAAAGGTGGTGGTCAACCAACTAGAACTGGTCCTGTACGTGTTGAAAAACCAAAAGACTTCGACCCATGGGAAGCCTACAATGACCCAAAGTCTGATTCGTATAGGTATCGTCAACAGGAAATGCAAGACAGTATTAATGGAGCTGTAAGACAAGCAACTTCAAAGATTGAAAGAAATCAAGGAGCTGTTCAATTACAAAACCAATTACAGCAGCGTGGCATGAATCAAGAGCAGATTTCATCTTTTATGGAATTTGCCTCGAAGAATCCAGCTGACTATGGTTTAGATGCTGTTATTAATATGTGGAACACGACTGTTAACGGTGCTGAGGTTGCACCTCAAGAGCAAGAGCCAAATGCGTATAATGAATTTCCTAGTCCACTTGATGTGGTTAAGAATGTTCAAAATACACCAGCAACTGGCGGCATATTGCAGGGACAACCTATCGAAGCAAATAGTGATGATGACTCACTATGGGATGCTATAAAAGGTTCAAACTTTTCTGGCGGTAAACTCCCTTAGTGATAGGTTTTTAAATAATAACAGATAATAGGAGAAAAATAAAATGTCAGTAAATCAAGGAACATTATACACAACTAATGTTGCACAAACTGCTAATAATTCTCATGATTCTGTCCATGGTACGACACCAGATAATAGACGTTTATATAACTTCGGTGAAAGGGTTGCAGAACTAACACCTGAAGAATCACCGTTTTTTGTATATCTGTCTAAAGTCTCGAAAGTTCCAACAGATGACTCTGTATTTAGATTCCTCGAAGATAGAAGTAAAACCGATTGGACTGATAGAACATTCTTACTAGCAGCAGCTGTTAATAGTAGTGCTGTTGTAGCAGTAGGAAGTTCATATTCTTTCACAGTAGATTGTGACAATGCTCAAGCTGGTGGTGATTCCTCTGGTGGAGCATCAGTTGATTTCTTGTGCAAGGGTATGGTTTTAGCAGTCAATTCAAAAACAGCAGCAATATCTGATATAGATGTTTCACAAGTAATTGTGAGGGTTGAAAGTGCTCCTGTAGATGCTGGTACAAGTACTACATTTACTGGTAAAGTTCTTTCATTGCCTGCTGATTCAGGTTCAACTGATTCAGACATTTTAGATGATAATGCTAAATGTATGGTAATTGGTACTTCTTTTGAGGAAGGGTCAGGTTCTCCTGACGTATGGAGCGGTCAATTAGATGATGATTATGGTTATACCCAAATCTTCAAAACTGCGGCCGAAATGACGAATACTGCAATTGCAACAAAGTATCGAGGATACGCAAACGAATGGCAACGAATATGGAACATGAAGTTAAGAGAACATAAAGTTGACATTGAAAGAGCAATGCTGTTTAGTCAAAGAGCACGTTCAGGTTCAAATCAGTTAACTGATGGACTTGTTGGTCATATTATGAGAACAGTTACACCAACTGATGGTGCATCTGCATTTTCATATTCAAGAGGAAGTTCATACTTTAAATCTACCACAACTGGTGAATTAACATATGATATGCTTCTTGATGACCTTGAAGTTATGTTCGACCCTGCACGTGGTGGCAGCTCTCAAAAGTTATGTCTTGCTGGGTTACCAGTAATTTCTTATTTAAATAAAGTTGGCTCTGGAGGATTTTTACTTAATAGTACAACCTCTAATAGAGTTCAAGCTAATTTTGAATTAGAACCTAGACAAAGTGCTTTTGGTCATAAAATCATGGAGCTAGACACTATTCACGGTTCATTGGCGATTATTAAAGAGCCATTGTTTAGAGGATATGCTAGCGGACTTATGCTTATAGCAGACATGAATCATGTTGCTTACAGACCATTGGTCGGTAATAGCATAAATCGTGATACTCACATAATTACTAACGTACAACAAGCGGACGAAGACTTACGTAAAGATATGATTCTAACAGAAGCTGGATTAGAAATTACAGTTCCTGAGAGTCATGCTTTATATAGCTTTGAAGGCTTATAATAAGGGGGGGTGATTATAAATGAGAAGTGACGTATTAAATAACAGTAGCGGAAGTTTTGACGCTAGCGTTGGAGGTTTTCAAGAAATAACAGCAACTATGTCGCTAACACAGGCTGATAGCGGTAAAATATTTGCTTTAAATTCTACTTCAGCGGTTGTAGTAACATTACCTACAGATGCAAATTGTGACATTGGGTGCACATATAAATTTATAGTGCAAACAACAAACGATAATGCATATACGATTAAAACAGGTGATGATGCAGATTCTGGTGGTGACGACTTTGTTGGAGGTGTTATATTAGCATCTACAACAGCTGGTTTTGGCCATGCAGTTCTTGCGGCGGCAAACGATTATGAGATTGTACTTGATGGAAACTTAGCAGACACAGGCGGTGAAAAAGGTTCATGGATTGAAGTCGTGAAGATAACTGCTGATGAATGGATGGTTTCTGGATGCGTATATTCTGATGATGCGGATACAGATGGTACAGCGTTATTTACTAATAGTTAGACCAAAACAATAAGGTTTAATAGTTTTGTAGAACTATGGGGTAGGTCGTATAAAGGGCTTACCCCAAATCTACTAAAAATTTTTATATTAAAGAGGAGAAGATATGCCTGGATATGGTGATAATACAGAATTAAAAGATGAAGGTGGGGTTGCAACAGGAGGTCAAGGAGGAATTGACGATATTCCTGCAATGCTCACTGAGGGTGAAGTCGTTCTAAATGAAGAGCAACAAATGGCTGTTGGGGGAATTGCTGGCAAGGAACCTGATGAAGTATTTGCTGAGGCAGGAGTGCCTGGCTTTGAAGATAAACTAATGATGCAAGAGGGAGGAGAAGTAATGCCAAAGATAGAAGTTATGTATTCTGATGAAGCCATGGACAAAGCCCAAGATATGGTAGATGCAGGAGAAGCAAAATATATTGAAGAAAAACAAATGGGCGGAGTTGCTGGGCAAAACAATCAAAATGTAAATCCAGCTATTAATAATCCAATGCCTGGTGCTGATGCAGCAGTTAATCAAGACATTAGTCAAATGGCTAATCAAGTAGCTGACCAAGCAGCAAGTGGTGTTATGGGCAACCCTATGATGCCAGAAGGAATGATGCATGGAGGTGTTGCAGGTAACCATTGGATAAATGCTTATGCAGATGGTGGAGAAGTTGGATTTTTTGAAAGAATGTATAGAAAGTTTAAAGAGTTTGACAAAAAAGGCAAAAAAAGAGCTGCTGACATTCAAGCTAAAGCTGATTCTAAAAAAGATACTATTAATAAAACAGATGTGGTTGAAAAGCCTAAAAAAGCACTAGGAACTATTGTAAAAGAAAGAAAAGAAAAAGGAAAACCAGTTTCTCCTAACAAGCCTAAAGAAGACCAAAAAACATATGAAGAGATGAAACCTGAAATGTATGAAGGCAAAGAAACTGAAGGTGGATTTTATCCTGAATACAAAGAAGGTTCTCAATCTGAAATGTCTAAGAATGAAGCATATGCTGATGCAAGGCACGGTAGGGGCAAATATGACGGAGAACGTCAAAAAGACTTTACTTGGCAAGGCAGAAAATACAACACTATGACTGCAGAAGAAAAAAATGCTGGCAAAACTAAATGGGATGACTCTGCTAAAAAATGGGTTAAACCAGAAGGTGAAGCTAAAGAAATGAGACATGGTGGTGCAGTGCATGCTTATCAAACTGGTGGACAAGTTGGTGGCATGTTTGATTTTCCAACAAAAAACTCAAGAGACTAATGGCTATATTTGTATACGACAAGGAAACTGAAAAGTGGGTTGAGTCTAAAGCTCGCCCACTTAATACTGATAATACAAGAAACCATGTTAACATGAGAACAACTTGGAGCAATCAAACAAAAATGGAATTTAACACAACAACTATTGGAGACTCAGTATCTAAAATGGGTGGCGATATTTAATGGCTTGGAATTTTTCACAACAAGTACATTCTTTAACAGGATTTGATGCAGACAGTACATCTGCAAGTGAAGCTGCTGATGCAACTTTTCGTGAGCTATGCACACAATGGTTAACAGATGCAGCAAAAGATGTTATTAATACTCTTCCTAGGAATTTGTTAAAACTTTGTTCTGCAACTCAAACATTTACATCTGCAGCAGTTGGCTCTGAAGCAGAAACATTAAATACTGGAAAAATATTATCAGTTTTTGTTGGCTCTGTTCAAGCAAGAGAAATTCCTAATTCATTAAAACATAAAGCAAGTGACCCTGATTCAATTGAACATGCAACATTAACAGACCCTGTTTATTATATTGAAAGCAATAAAATTAATGCTATTCCGTCAGGAGTTTCAACATGTAAATATGAAGAAATTCAATATCCGTCAGTAGCTTATAATGCTACAAGTATATCAGTTTTTCCTGATGAGGCAGAGCATTTAGTTCCTATGAGAGCAGCAATTACTGCGGCTGAGTATCAAATGGCAATTGAAGAGGATATTGAAACATACGCCCCAATAATAGCAAATCTTAAAAACACTTATGAAGATGCAGTAAATGTTTTAAAAACTGGTGGACTATCTAAAGGAGAACAACCATCTCAATGAAAATTAAAAATATTATAGAGCAAGTTGAACACGTTGCAGGAAGACAGCCTGAAAACTACACTATCCAATTAATTAATGATGCTTTAGAAGAAATTGGAATTAACAAGCAACATCGCAGAAAACAAATGAAAATTGATTTAACTGAAGACAAACGATGGTATGAGCTTGAAGATGAAATGATTGATATTTTTAGAGTTGAGATATTAGATACAAATGACAGATATGTTATGATACCAAAATTAACTGATTCTCATAATCTATTAAAAGAGGATGAATATTAATGGCCACATCAACAAATAAAAGAAATTATCCAAATGATTATTTTGCTTGGTATAATGATGATGACCAGCTTGCTATTGTATCTAGGGTTTTTACAAATGACAACACAACTGACGGTACTTCGTCATATGATGGTTATGATACTTATTCTGATTCAAGTGTTGCAAAGGGTGTAAGAATTAATTACCACGCTAGATACGAAACAGCAAAAAATGTAGAAGATGATTTAAAAAAAGATTTAGGTTTAGATGTAGGTTTGCATAAATGTGTTGTCTGTTATGTAAAATATAGAATGCTTGAAGATGCAGGGGATATTCAAAAAGCCCAATATTATAAGGCAATGTTTGACAACATGGTTAAGAAATTTCCATCAAGGAAATCGGGTGTAAGATTTTTAAGCGTACCAAGACTTTAGGAGAATAAATGGCAACAACAATAAAAAATGCAACATTAAAAATAACAATTGAAGAAGAGATAACTTTAAATGGCTCAAGACAAGGAGCTAAAAATACTTTAAGAATATCAGATATTAATGAAGTATATAAGAGAATATTGACTTGCCCAGCTAACGTAGACACTACTGTTTTTAGAAGTGGAGTTACTGTTGATGTCACTGATTCTTCAATGGATGTTCAAGATGTCAAATATATTAGATTGACTAATCTTGATGCCGATAATTCAGTTAATGTTAATTTACAAATAGATGTGACTGAAAGTGGTAGTGGGGCAAGTGCTGCAAATGAAACAGCTACTATATTACTTGAAGCAGGACATAGTTTTGTAATGGGAACATCTCATGATTCTATTGCGGCTTATGATGCTGACAGCTCAGTTCAAACAACTTTGCATGATTTGGAAAGTATATTGGTAGACCCTAGTGCTAATGCAGTTGATGTTGAAATTTTTGTAGCAAGCGTATAATTTTAATTAATAACAAGCCCATTCACGCACAGCCAGTGCTTAGGGCAGGGAGGAAATATGGCAAAAAGTTTATTAAATTACACAGTAGTTGAGGCTCAAAATGCAGCTTTAGGGCAAAATGGTTCAATATTAATAGATGACACAGCTCAACACACAGGCCCATTTGTAGCAATAACAGCATTAGAAGATGCAGCAGTAGATGTGAGTGATTGTACTAATATCGCAGATACAATGAACGATGCAGCTGATTTTACAATTCCAAAAGGAACAACTTTATTTGGAAGATTTAGTGTATTTTCTTTAGGTAGTGGTAAAGTAATAGCGTACTACGGATAATGCCTAGTAATAATTTATCAAATTCAGTTAGTTCTGTAAAACCATTTTCAAAATATGATAGATGGTCTATGTATTTTGATGGTACAAACGACAATAGAATTAATTGTGGGTCTGATTCTAGTTTAGATGTAGGCACAAAAGACTTTACTATATCTGCTTGGTTTAGAAGTGTTGACCCTGGCAGTAAAGATTTTTGGCCTATTGTGTCAAAAGGTGATTCTTTAGGAAGTGGGGATGGATGGGCGGTAACTCATGTAGATAACGCTTCGCATTCTAATAAAATATATTTTGATACCGTTACTAGTTCTGGCGGTGGAACTAGAAATACAGAGCAAACAGCTGCAGATGCAGTTAACATGAATCAATGGCATCATGTAGTTTGTGTTTGTGAAAATTCAGACGATAAAATGCACACTTATGTTGACGGTTCTTTAACAAATACCGCAAATGCAATGAGCATATCTGACATAACTGACGGTTCTGAAGCATTTTATATTGGAAACGATGGCAATTCTAGAGACTACGTAGGCTATATATCAGATGTAGCTTTTTATAATGACATAGCTTTTACAGCAGGTCAAGTCACCACAATATATAATAATGGATTACCTTATAACCACAAAGATGGAATACAGTCTTCTAAATTAAAAGGTTGGTGGAGAATGGGTGACGGTGTAGAAAATGGCACAGGTTCAACAATATATGATGCTAGTGGTAATAATAATGACGGAACAGTAGAGAATGGTCCTGTTTTTGCAGAGGATAGTCCATAATGATAGAATCAGCTAAAACTACAACAGCTGGAATAAGTGGTATGCTTGTGACTTGGATGGAATGGCTACCTATGGCAGTTAGAGTTCTTGTAGGGCTAGCTACGTTTGTTTATATATGTGCAAAAGCATATAACGAAATTAAAAAATAGGTTTATATGAAAAATGACAAAGGCGTTGTAAAACGTGTATTTGTAACGCCAGATAAACATTTTCCACTACATGATAAAAAAGCTATCAGTGTGGTTAAAAAAGCAATTGAAATAGTAAAGCCTGATGTTTATGTTGACTTAGGTGATGTAGGTGAGTGGCATGGTTGTTCTCATTGGCAATGGAAAAAAAAGAAAAGACCACCACTTGAATACCAATTACCTTTTATTGACAAAGATGTTAAAGATGTAAACAAGGGCATGGACTTAATTGATGAGTCTTTAGACAAAGCTAATTGCAAAGAAAAATATATGATTGAAGGAAATCATGATGACTGGATGAATCGGTTTGTTGACGAAAATCCTTATTTAACTAATTACAGGTTTAATGAATGCGTAAGATTGAAAGAAAGAGGATACAATTACTATCAAGCAGGAAAGTATCTCAAGATTGGCAAATTACACTTTTACCATGGCCATCACTTTGCAGGAGTGCAGCATACAAGGAATCATCTAATACGTCTTGGAACGAATGTAATGTATGGGCATCATCACGATATCCAACAGAGCTCAATGACACATATGGATGGTCAAAAGTCAGCATGGAGCATTGGTTGCCTAAAAGATATGAGCAATGAACAAAATGCTTGGCTTGGCGGCAGACCTATAAATTGGTCACATGCATTTGCAATTGTTGACTTTTTTACAAAAGGGCACTTTACGGTGCATGTTATACAAATAATTGATGGAAGAACCTCATTGTGGGGTGAATTAATAAATGGATAATTATGGAAGAGGAATTACAGAAACAAGCAGAAGGTATCTTAGGAAACTGGGTATGGTTATTTGTATCTGGAGTTGCTCTTTTATTATTTAAATCTACTATTGAAACAGTTGTTGAAGGCTTAAAAGTCTTCATGGGCAAAGACTTAAACACAGACGATGTAGTTATATTGGACGGTAGGCCTGCTAGATGTATAAGAGTAGGAATTTGGAAAACAACATTTTTTGCATATGATATTGGAATGGCTAACGGTAAGCCCTATGTAAAAGGTGGAACTAAAATACAAATACAGAATGACAAGTTAAAAGAACATGTGATAGAAAGACCATTGCAAATGCTTGATTTAACTAAATGGGAAGAGAAAGAATGAAAGAAATAGATGCGACCTCAAGGTCTCAAAAAATACCTATGGATTGTTTTTACAAGGACACAAAAACTGTTCAATTTAAAGATGGTGGTAAGGTTAAAAAAACACCTGCTTGGCAACGCAAAGAAGGTAAGAGTGAAAGTGGTGGCTTAAATAAAAAAGGTGTTGCATCTTATCGAAGAGATAATCCTGGTTCTAAATTAAAAACTGCAGTTACTACTAAACCTTCTAAGTTGAAAAAAGGCAGTAAGGCTTCTAAGAGACGTAAATCTTTTTGTGCTAGAATGAAAGGTATGAAGAAACGACTAACAAGTGCTAAAACTGCTAGAGACCCAAACAGTAGAATAAACAAAGCATTAAGAAAATGGAATTGCTAATATGATACAAAAAATGTTAATTGAAGGTATATTAAAAAAAATTGCAAAAAAATGGAAACTAGACAAACTTATTAAGTACGTTGAAGAGCCTAATGATGCAGATGAAAGAATTGATGAGTTGGAAAGAACAGTATTTCAACAAGGAAGACTTATAGAATTTATATTAAAAGAAAATAAACAGGAGAAACAATGAAAGCAATATTAAAAGGGTTAAGCAAAGTCTTAACAAGCATGATAACACCAGAAATGAAAAAACAAGCATTTCTTTATTTAGGAGATTATTTAGTAAAGTCTACTAAAAATAAATTAGATGATAAGATTTGGAATGCATGCAAAGATAAATTAATCTAAATGCCAAGACAAAGTTATAAAATATTAAACTTTGACGGAGGAAGAAATTCTAAATACGAAGCTCGTGATATTCAAGAAAATGAGCTTGCTGAAGCAATAAATTTAGATATATCAAATCCTGGGTATGTACAATTAGGTGGAAATTTTTTATCTGATGCTAGTGAAATTGATGATGCTACTGTAAGTGCTTTTACTGCATATAACAGTGATTTATTTGCATTTGCTCATGATTATGAAATTGCATTTACATTAAATTATACTGATGGAAGTGCAGCAATTAATGTTGGAGATACTGTAACAGGAGCTACTTCTGCATCTAGTGGGGTTGTTATTAAAAACACAATATCTAGTGGCTCTACAGGAGGTAATGACGCAGCTGGTACATTGTATTTAATCAATGTTACTGGTAGTGGAGAAACTGCTCCGTTTACAAATGATGAAAATCTTCAAGTAAGTGCTGCTACTAAAGCAGTTGCAGACGGTACTGGTTCTGCTCCTGCTGAAACAACAAAACCAATAACTGTTCTTGCTGATGCTGATAAAATTGATTTCTTTGACCATCTTACAGATGAATGGTATACTGATGTATTAGATGTTGGAGTAACAACAGCAACTAATACTGTTAATTATTATTTTTACGATGGTGCTTTAAGGGTTTCAGATGGAACCCATTCAAATGAAAATGCACCCGTATGGTTTGGTCATATTAAAAAAAATATGATGGTTGGGCTTTTAGAATCTGACGATACAGAAAGTTCAAATAAACCTAAAATTAATACATGGTTTAAAGATGCTTTGACTCCATCACCTCCTGCATCAGCTCAAAACAATAGAGGGTTAGAAGTTTATGATTCGTATTCTTCTGAAACTTATCCTAGTAGTAATGAAGAAGTGGTATTGAGATTTAAAGAAAGAACAGCAGATGAACTTGATTTGACTGCTATTGCTGTAGACGATACAACTAATATAGCAACAGCAACATGTGCTGACCATAGTACCTTAGGATTTGGCCCAGGCATGAAAGTAATTGTTACTGGAAGTGCTAATCATAGTGGTGAACATGAAATTGTTGGAATTGGTTCAACAACTACATTTACATTTCAAGCTTTAAATACAACAGATGAATCAGGTATTTCTGCTAAGGTAAGAAAAGAAGTTGACAGCATAAATGACAGTATTAAAGATAAATGGGCATTTGGAATGTCTTTTGTGTATGATAAAAATCAAGAATCATTAATTGTTCCAGGCTGGAAATATGATGGGGCAGGTTCTAGTGACTCTGATTACAATGAAATGGGGCTTCAATCAGGAGCTAATTATGTTGTAGATTTTACAGGATACAATAATGAGCCTGAGTGCTTTATAGGGTTTCAATACGGAATGAGAGCAAGGCAATGGAGTTCTAGGATTAAAGGTTTTAAAATTTACATGAAACGTATTGGCAACACAGGAGCAGAAGGAGATTGGTTGCTTTTTTGTGATGTTGATTTAGAAAGAGGTGAGTATAGGATTGTTGCAGGAGCAGATACATGGAGACCATTACACGAAAATGCATCAAATAATTATCAAATAAATAACAATACTGGATTAGATGAAGTAACAAATTTACCGTTTGACACATATGAATCTGAAAACTTATTTCCTCCAGATGTTGATGTAATAAGTGCAAGTTGGAAAACTGCAGCAATTGTCAACAGAACAACATATGCTGGCAATGTGCTAGTTAATGGGAGAAGTTATCCTGATAGAGTTATTAAATCAGCTATTTTAAAACCAGATGTTTTCCCTAATACTGCAGCTAATCAAATTGATGTTATTGCTGCTGATGGAGACGAAATAACTCATCTTGAAGGTTTTGGTGACAGGTTATTTATTTTTAAAAGAAACAGTTTAGTGGTTATAAATACTGCAGGTCAAAGCGGTGAATTTATAGAAGCAACAATGCCTAATTTGGGAGTAAGCGATTCAAGAAAAGTATGTAAAGCTGAAGGTGGCCTTGTGTGGATGAATACACAGGGTCTTTATTTTTTTGATGGAAAAAACACAACTAATTTAATTGAAGGGAAATTTGACCCAACAGTTTGGTCTGGATATACAGGATTAAATAGCAATGTTTCGTGTATTGGATACTCACCTTTAGATAAAAAATTAAACATTTTAATATATAGAATTCCTGCAGCAAATTATGGTTACGTCTACGATTTTGAAACTAAAGCATTTTTTTATCAATCTGCTACATTTAGCTTATCTAGTTCTAATGCGTATAATTCAAACATGGTAACTTTGCCTATTACAAACGAACTTGTTATTGCAGAAGCAACAGACTCTACAACAGCTGTTGATTTTAAAAAATGGAGTCAAGCTCCTCAAAACAGCCTAGCTAATGCAAATGTAATTGAAGGAATGGGTGTTACATTAAGAACAAAAGATATTGATTTTGGAGAACCTGGTGTAAGAAAAAAAATATATAAAGTTTATATTACATACAAGACTGGTGCTGGCTCTAGTTCAGCGTCTGACATTGGTGTTTCATATCAAGTAAATGGTGAAGATAGTATGACTGATACTTTAGGTGACTGGACTTCTAGTAAAAAAGAATTTAAAGCTGTTAGTGATTGCACTGTTGACAGTGGAGTTTGTTATTTAGATGCAAGTAAAGGAGAATGGACAACTGCTATTATGAGACCAGCAACATCAAGTGAAGCAAATAATATATATAGCTTTCAACTTGGAATATATAATAAAAGCACACATGACATTCACAGTGATTTTAAAATTAATGACATAACAATTATTTATAGGATTAAACCAATACGATGATTGAAGGAAGCAGTAGAGATAAACGTACTTTATTAGCTGAAAAAGCTCCAAGAACTAAAGTTGGCATGGGGCCTCCAAATAAGGCTGAAGGCAATGATGGTGATTTGCAGGTAAGGCAAATTAAAGATAAGGTTAAATTATTTGTTAAATATAAAAGTATGTGGCATGGAGTTAATGTTGGCAAAAGTTTTGATATTGTTGAAAAACAATCTGAAAATGCTTTAACATCTAAAGATACTTTTAATAATAGAAATCAAGTTTCAACAAATAGAATAGAGTCTGACGGTACTTTTACTTTAGATTCTGCAGGTGGTATAAAATTAGACTCAGGAACAGGAAGATTTTTTTTCTATTATGCTGGCGATACTGATGACTATATGAGAATTGGCGTTACTGCAAATGGGGTAACTGTACTTACAACATATGATTCTGATGGAGCTGAAGGTCATTTAAGCTTAAGTCCTGACGGTAAAATTAAATTAACTGCATTAGACGGGACTCCAGACTCAATACAATGCAATGTTGGCAGTAATACATTTGCATCATTTCAAGCAGAGGATGGAAGTTATTCACAATTAAGACTATACGAAAATGGTGGAGAATCTTCTAATGACTATCTTCAAATAAAATGCGAAGAGCACGGAGCAACAACTATATCTACGTTAGATGCTGCAGCAGCAGCAGCACATTTAATATTAGACGCTGATGGAGACGTTTTAATTAAAGCAGGTAGTGGTGGGTCTTTTGTAAAAGAAACTGCTTCTGCAACTACTGATAGAGCTGGTTATGGTCAAGTATGGGTAAAGAATGACACGCCTAATGAACTATGTTTTACAGATGATGCGGGTACAGATATTACAGGAATAGGTAAGTATCATTATCAAGTTAAGAATATTTCTTATTATGCAGGAGCAACAGCTAATTATTTACCTATGAATGGATATGTAATAGAAAGGACTAGCACAGCAAGTAACAATGAACATATAGCTTTTGTTGCACCTTACAATGGAACTTTAGAAAAATTTATGTTTAGAAGTGAGGCTGGACAAGATGGAGGTATGAGCTTAAGAGTTTTTGAGTCATCTGATGGAACAGAAGTACCTGGTAGTGGAATTTTTAGGAAAGATTTAACAGTAGATATAGATGATGACACTACATTAGAATATGATATGACATCTCCAGGTGTTGGAAGTTTTCCAGCTGCTTTGACAAAAGGGAGAATATACGCCATTTACTTAGCAACACCATCTATATCTTACGATACAAATGTTACAGCTGTATTTAAGTGGGATATAACATCATAAAGAGCTAGGATAAGTAAGCTATGAATATTAAATTTAAGAGTATAAAAAACAAGGTTAAATTATGAATTACAATATAAACAGAAATCCATACAAATTAAATGCTGCAATTAGAAATAGGAAAGCACCTATTAACAATTTAATTAAGCCTCAAAAATTCAACACAGGTGGCAGCGTTAGAGCGTTAAGTGAAATAATGCCCACATCTTTAGGTGAGGCTGGAGATATAGTAGACAAAGGATGGGAAACAATGTCAGCTTCAGCAGATAGAACAGAAGCAAGAGTAAGGGTTCAAGATAAAGCTGAAAAAAAAGCTAAGGAGATTCAAAAGAAAAATAAGAAAAAATGGTGGGAAAAAGCTATTGAAACACTTATTACTATTGCAAACCCTGTTGTTGGTGCATTATACAAAGGTGCAACTACTTATCAAAAATCAAAAGCAGCTCATAGTGCAGCAGAAGATGCTGAAAAGTTTTTTGAAGGAAGTTTTATGGAAGATACTTTTGCCGATATTGAAGACCAAATGTATGAAAATAAAAACTCTGCGGCAATATATGATATAATTGGGAGTTTAGCTATGTCAGAATTATCTAACCAATTTGCTCCTGCTTCAGGGACAGAAGAAATAATTAAGGAAGGAACAACAACTTTTGGAGGAGAAGTTTTTGATTTTGCTAAAGACATGGGAGCTGCAACTGTAGGTGGTGTTAATCCTCAACTTGCGACCTTAGCAGCTAGTATAACAAGAATACCAGGATTAGAAGGTGTTATGACAAGTGTTCCTGGTCAAGTTGTGACAAATACTATATTGCAAGATTTATCTCAACCTGATGACCCTGAAGTAGATTTTTCGGCTTTTGACCCATATGTAAAATCAGGGCCAACTCAAACTCAATTAGCTAGGAACATTCAAATATAATGGCTATAAACCCTAAATTACTTAAAAAATATCAAACAGGTGGATATGTGAATCCGTATGATATACCTGGAACAGGTACTGGAGAAGGTCAATTATTTGGAGGACAAGGCGGAGGAGGAATAGAAGGTTCTGAATTTGACCAAGGTGGTGGTGGAGGAGCTGCAGGTCCAGGAACTGGATTTTACACGCCTGGTTATGGAGGAACTCCAGGAACTGGTATTGGTGACGATGATACTATGAGTGATGAACAAATACCACCTTCTGAACAATATGATTTATGGTTTAACTGGTTTGAAGACTTGGGTGCAGGAAATTCATCTACTGATTGGGGTGAACTTCAAGATTTAATTAATTCAGGTGCAACAGATGAACAAATATATGAATGGGGCTTTCAAAACTTTCCACAAGAAATGTCTGGCCTACCTGGTTCTGATTATGACCCATGGCAAGGAATGAGTGGCACAGATGAAATGGTTGAACTTAATGAATTAATGGATGACTTTGGAGGCTTTACTAATTTCTATGAACAAGCTGAATCACTAGGGTTTACTAGTATGGAGATGGCTGAAATAATGGGAGACATGCTTTCTTCGGGCACTGAGCCTAGTGATATTGTAGATATGCTTGAAGGTGAGTTTGGGTTTGATGAGGATTGGGGAGAAGAACTTGGCACAACTATAGGCAATCAATATCTTCAAGTTCAAGAAGAACCTCCGCTACCAGAAGGTGTTCATGGTCAACAATATGATGAGTCTACTGGCCAATATTATGACCCTTCAACTGGGCAATCTTGGACATTTGACGAAGCAGGCAATGCAGTATTTGGAGAAGGGGCACCTATTGAAACTATTATGCAAGATGATTTTGTTGGCATGACTGAATTAAATCCAGAAATGCAAAATTATTTAGAATCATTTTTAGGCGAAGACTGGGCAGTTTTAACTACAAGCGGCGAATCACAAGTTAGTAATCCTCTTTATACACAAATACAAAATGATTTTGCGGCACAAGGTGGCGATATAAGTGATATAGCTGCAATGACAGAGTGGGCTCAAAGTCCTGCGTCTGGATACGGTAGCTCACCAGATAATGGATTGACATGGGTATCTTATTACGCAGACGGTCTTCCAGGTCAAACTGTATCACAAAGTTGGACTGAATCTGAGCCAATGGACTGGTCTGACGAAGACATGATTTTGCAAAAATTTAAAGAAGCAAAAGACAATGAAGACTTAGATTTAGGTGGAATTAGAGGATTAGACCCTGAGACACTAGAAAAAATGAAAGATGGTACTTATGACGGAGCCAGGGAAGTTGCAAGAGAAGGCATTATATCAGAAGTTTCAAATAAATTAAATCCTAAAGCTCTTGGTTCTGCATTAAATCCAGAACTACTTGTGGGACAATTTAAAACAGAATATCAGAAAAAAGCATCTGAAGTTGAGGGTGCTGTAGAAAAGAAAAAAGGTGCAGCAGAAAAAGATGTTATGGAAATTATGGGAGAATGGAATGATATATTTCAAGCTGGAGGATAAATGAGTATAATAGCTAGAAAAGACCCCAGAGAAGCGTTTAGTTTTTTATTAGAAGTAGCTGAAATGAATGACAGAGCTCAACAAAGAGCTGTGCAAGAAACTATAAGTTCTTATGATATGATGATAAAACTTATAAATCAATCAGATTCTAAATCTGAATTAAAAAACAATAAAAAACATGCAGCTAAATTAGCAATGCAACTAGATAATCTAAGTGGGTCAAGTCCTATTACGGGTATGTTAGCAGATAACCTTGAAGAAAGTTTTAATTTTCAGGAACAAAGAATAAATGCTTTTGATAACGCTTTAAATATTGCTAATGGTTTTTTAAAAGAACCTGAAGCAGACCTTGATTATGCTAACAAGATAATACAAAAAGCCATTGAAATAGATAAAAGTAAAAATCCAACAGATTGGCAAACTGAAAACGAGAATGGTGAAACAGTTGAAATAGAGAAGTATAATTTTGAAAGCAATATAAGAGACAATCTAAGTAAGTTTATGCCTGGCACTGGCAAGTTTGTTCTTAGTAACTATGAAGACTATAAGTTATTTGAAAAGTATATGCCTTATGAGGCTGTTGTTGAACATTTCCGTTCAAGAAATCAATTTATTAATGAGCAGATTGATGCATTTGAGTCTATGGGTTTTTATATAGATAAAGATGGTAGAGCTAAGGCTCCTCAAGGTAAGATAGGAATGAAGGCAACTGAGGGTGGAAAAACTTATGCAGCTCTATACAATGATTTGATTGTTGAAAGAAATAAATGGGAAAACACTCTTGATGGAGTTCTTAGTGCTGTAACTGGACGAGGTGAAGAGCCAGACATTATATTAAGTAGGGGGGAATTTGAAAAAGGTTTAACTCTTAATAGGAATGAATACATTAGTTTTAAAGGCGAGCAAATCAAACAATACGGTTATTTAGTTCAAAATGCAAGAGAAAACCAACAGCGTATTTTACAAAAAAAATTAACAGCTCTTGGCAAAAAAGATGACGAGGATACGGACCTTCTTAATTTAAAAAAAGAAGAAGGTGTCTCAACTAAAAAGCAGTTACTTGCAGCTTATGACATGCAAGCAGCTTCATATGGTTTGGACGCAGCAAAAAATGCTAGAAACTTAGCGTTTTGGAGCGGTTCATTGCCAGGAGAAGATGAGTCATCTGAAGCGATTGGAAACCTTGACGCTGGAGAAAATCTTGAAGATGGGGGACTTGGAACAACAACTCCTATAAACGAAAATCCAGATTTTGCTGTTACTGACGATTATATTGCACCATATGATAAAGAACAAGACCCAGAAAATAAAGGTGCTGGAGTTGATAGTTATTCAATAAGAACGAAAGATGGTGGATATATGAACACAAGGCTTTACGATAATGGTAACTATGGTGTTGATATTAATTCATTCATAACAAAAACACAAAACGGTAAAGTTAAGGCAAAAGAAGGTGACGAAGCAGAACTTGATTTATATATGCAAATGATAGAAGACGACTATTGGAAAGAAAAATATGATATTGGTTTAGAGGCTACTTCTGGACAATCTTCAAATGAGCCAGCATTTAAAAATCAAAAAGACAGAGATGATTTTGCAGAAACATTTAACAGTATGCGTTCTTTACATTTTTCTTTACCAGAATATATGAAAAAAGACTTAACTTTAAATGAACTTTATAAATTAGTTAGAGGCGATGTGTACGGAATAGAAAACAAAATGGAAGATGTTTTAGAAAAAAACATGGAATCAAATCAATACACTAGGGAAGTTAATCAAGAAGTTCTAAATGGAATTTTAAAGCCAAGAATTGTTAGGTTTAACCAATTGCAAGAAGTTGTGAAAAAAGTTAGGTCTGGCAAATATGATAAAGACAGTGCAGAACATAAATTAGTTAAAGAAATTTTAGATGAGACTGATGAAGAAACTCAAAAAAGTTTAATTGGAAAGTTTATGTTAATGACAAGAGGTGTTGCGTTAAAAGACACCAGTCACAATGTAAAAATAAATTTTAACAACAATTTAATACCAAGAAGTATATATTTAGATTGGGCAGATAAAACTATAGATTTAGTATAATAAATGAACCGTCAAGAAAAATTAATTAATGACTATATAAAAGTCTATCCTACATATGCATCTAAGAGTGATGAGGAAGTATGGGATGCAGTTACTAAAACATTTGCCAAGCAAGGCAAACAAATAAAAAAGTTTGACCCCACACTTTCAAAAGAAGCATATACCGTTGGAGAGACTGTTGACCATAAAGGCAAGTATAGCTACGCTGAAGATTTGTCTCCTGATGAATGGAGTGACTTATTAACAGTTGGTATGTCTAGCTTGTTTGCAGATAGCGGAGACCCTTTGGGTTTAGGTAGTGCTGAATACTGGAAAAACACATACAACAATAGTATGGCTGGTCAATATTATCAAGCTAAATACGGTAAACCTCGTTACGATATAGGTGATTATGAACCTAGCACATTAGCACACATAACATCTTTCTTTATGTCAATGGCTTCTCCACTTGATGCATATGGATTTGCAAAAATGGGTAGGGCTGGTCATTACAGTAAACAGACAGGTGAAGCTGTTGTAGACGTTATTGACAATGTTTCAAAAAAAGGAAGTTTCTATCAAGCCTCAAAGAAAGGTTTAACTAAATCATTAAAAGATAAACAGTGGTGGCCTGTTGCACAGCAGACTGTTGGTAACGTAGCTCAATTGGGTGGTTCACTTGGTTTTTACACAGGTGCATTTGCTGGTTTACAAAACGCTGCAGAACAGTCAACTGAAAAAGGACCTGGAAATGTAGATTTTTGGGAAGTGGCTGCTGCTACAGCTAGTGGTGGTTTAGAAGGTATGGCTTTAGGTGCAGCTACAGGTGGAGTTGTTGGAGGAGCATTTAAGGGTGCTTCATTGTGGGCAAGAATTAGAGCTGGACAAGAAGGTGCTAAATGGACTAACACTTTAAATGCCATAGATAAAGTAGGTGGTAGCAGTCTTGCTCAGATACCTGCTGAAGCTGCAGCATTTACAGCATTTGGTGCAATGGCTCACAAAGACGCTGAACTAGACTTAGACACCTTTTTAACGAACCTTGGAGTCATCGGTGTTCTTAAAGGTTATTCAAGAGCCATGAGTTCAAAAAGCTTAAAAGAATTTGTTACTCCAGGTAAAACTAGAGCAGATGATACTAAAAGTTTTATATTAACTGAGATTAAACGAAGCAGTGAAGGGTCTAAGAAAGAACAAAAAGCTGTAGAAAAAGTTATAGAAAATCTGGGAGAAAAAGGTGAGGTTGTTCCTGGTGACTTGCAAAAAGCTGCTCTTGAGTATGCTGCTAAAAATGAAGCAGACATTGGTGATTTAGTAGTAGTAAGAAAAATTTTAGATAAAATGGATGCTTTGCATCAAAAATCTGTTGAAAAATGGACACCCGAAGAAACAAAATGGTATATAGAAAATGTGGCGACAGGTGGAGTAAAGCTTGGATGGATGGGTTTTGCTGAAAAATATCTTGACCCTGTAACTAAAAAAGTTATAGATAAAGAAGCAGAGAAGTATTTTGAATTTTATGAAAAAGAAAACAATGTTAAGCTTACTGATATTGATAAGAAGATATGGAAAACAGGTCTTGAGACTAAGTATAAATCATTATTAGAGCATGACAAACTAATTACAGAAACTATATATAATGAAAGTCCTTCAGTCCCAGACCCTACTTCTCAAAGTCATAAAACTAAAGGCCCATTTGGCAACAAATCTCCTAATAAAATTGCTGACAAACCTGAGTCTATAAAAGAATTTGATTTAACCACAGAAAACGGAAGACGTGAAGCTGAGTTTGCTTTATTAAAATCAGAGCCTACAGAAATACTTGAACATCTAAAACAATTTGAAAGTAATAAAGATTTGCTGATTGAAGATATGGCAAAAAAATATAATATAGATTTAAGTAAAGCAAAAGATTCTGCAGAAAATGTAGATGGGTTTGGAAGGGCATCTAAGGATTTGGTAAAAAAACTTAGCGAAACACCTGAATTGCCTGTTGCTGGCCCTAAACTTACTAAAACAGAATCAAAAGCTAGCACTCCAGACAAATTAAAAGAAAAATTGGAGAAGGCAGAGAAATCTGATGAGTATGAAGCAGCTGAAAAACCTTATAAAGAACTATATAACAAGGAGGCTCCTGAAAACTTTACTGATGCCCAAAAACAAGCTTGGCTAGAGAATAGAGATTATGTTCTTATGACTTTAGAGACTATGGGTATTGAAGGAAAAATAAAAGGAAGCCTGTTTGAAACGTCTGATTATAATCGTCATGTAAAAGGTTTGATGTCAATTGCTGAATCATTAGCTGAAAAAGGAATTAGTCTTAATAAAGCTACAGCTGACCAGTTTATGGAAGCTGTAATTGTAAATAAAAAGTCAACAGTTCCTGAAGATGTAAATAGGCTTGTAAGAAAACTTAAAGCTTTTAATAAAATATTGGGAGCTCCTGAAGACGTAGGTTCGTATTTTGTAAAAATACCTTCATGGGCTAAACCTGGAGACAATGGCAGTAAGGCTAGACCTAAAAGACCTCCTCAAGGAACTCATACAGATATGGTTACCCCTGAAACAAATCAAGGGTCTGGAGAGACAATGTATATATTGCTCCAACAACTGCCAAAAACTTATCACAGAGGTCAGCCTTATAAAAAAGTTATAATATCTAAAGATTTAAAGAATTTAATTGAATCAATTGGAGAAAAAAACAAGAAAAAAATTGGTGAAGATTTTACATTTATAGGACCAGGTGGCGAAAGTCTTGAATTTGTTTTTTGGATGAACCAAAGTAATAAAAATAAACCTTTAACTGTAGAGGCGTACAACAAAGCAATTAGGGAAGTGTTTGCTGAGGCTGGTATAATGAAAGGAACAACGCCAGCAGCCATAAGAAAAACTTTTACAAACTTTATAGACCTTTATGACGGACAATCAATATCTATTCGAGGTAGAGATGTAAGGATTGATGCCAAGAAAATTAAAGACTGGGTTATGGGGCGTAAAGGAGTTGATGTTGATGCAAAGTTTTATGACAGAAAAAGTCAAGAATTATTTGACGCTTACGAATATGTTCATAAACAATTTGTTGATATGATGACAGGGAAGAAAGCAATAGAGGGCAAGTTTGCAGACAAACCTACTGACAATAAATATCTATCAATACAAAATGTTAAAGATATTTATGAAAAAATAGTAAAAAGTAAAAATGTTACAGACGGAGAATACATACCAAGAACCCCAACAGGTAAAAAATCTAATATTAAAATAGAAGCAGAACAGCTTCAAGCTGCATTTAGAAAACATGTAGAAGGGGCTATGCGTAGAAACGAGGTTGCTGTTGATAATAGTTATTTAGCAAAAATAAAACATCCTAGCCTTACAGACCCACAAATTAAATCTAAAAATAAAGGAAAACTAAAAAGTGAAGTACCTGAAAATGAATTAACATTTGAAAATGCTGAGAAATATAAAGAGTGGCTTGAAGGCGAGCAAAGAAAAAATCCTGGACTAGAGATAAAGACAAATGTTGAAGCTGAGTATGCGGGTAAGTTTCAAGATGGCATTGTTACAGTTACTATAGGCAAAGCTGGAATTAAAACATTTTACCATGAGAATGCTCATAGATATAAAGATATGATATACTCTACTGGCAATAAAAACCTTCAGTCTTTATGGAAAAGTGGTGAAGCTAGGTTTGAATCTGATGCTAGAAGAAGAGGATATTTTGAACAATATTCACGTGAAGAAGTTGCAAGAAGGTTAGGTATTTCTAAAAGCAAGCTTGGAGAAAAAGCATACAAGGAATATGTAATGGAAGAGTTTCTTGCAGATAGAATTGCTGATTATGCTGCAGGCAGAGAAACAGCTAAAGGTATGAAGAAGGTTGGCAACTGGTTGCAACAAATATGGTCACAAGCTAAACGATTATTTTTTGGAAAAGATGCATTAAATCAAAAAGATATTATACGGATAATGGGTAAAGATGTATGGAAAGGTTTTGAGTCTAACAGAGTTATTGAGGGTCCAACTAGATTTTCAGGCCTAACAGGTCCAGAGCTAGAAGCTGACGTTAAAAAATTGTGGAACAAAGTTCGTAAAAAAGAAGGGCTTACTGATGTAGCTGGCCAAGGTCAAATGGGTGACCTAGTTGGACTAGGAAGAGATTTTAGAATAAAGAATGCAAAACCTGAAGACTTAATTCATTTTTATGAATTTCTTAAAAAGACTGATACGGGCAAAGAGGTTGCTAGAAGTGATGCATTAAAGTTCATGAATAGGGTTGGCGATATAAATTTTAAAAGAAGAGACAAAAGTGTCGACATAACAAGAGACCAGCAAAAAGATATTCTTAAAAGCCTTGGTGTGTTTGAAGGTAAGATATACAACTCTAGTGAAGCACAGTTAAGTGCATATGAGTCAATTATTAACAACATGTATAAAGCTCCTAAAAAAACTACTCTTGACTATATTGATGACAAGGTTCTTGCAGAGATTGCGGAAAAAGCTAATCAGCCATTTATTTCCAGATTATACAAAGGGCAACCTGAACTTGTTAAGTGGGCAATACCTACTGATAAACTTTTAAAAATGCTAGGACAAGATAAACTTGCTAAAAAATTCGCAACAAGATTAGCTGTTGAAGGTTCGTACAATGGTGCTTTTAAAACATTTGAAGAGTTTGCTGCTTCAAAATTACCTAACTGGGAAAAAGGAATATTTGTAGAGAAAAATTCAACTCGTAATATGATGTACTTGCTTGACCATCAGGTTTATATTGAACACAGAAACAATAATTATCTAAAGGCCTCAGAAAAAGAATTTATAAACAAAGCATTTAAACCAGAATGGGTTACATCTGAAAAACCTATGAAAATTAAAAACTCTAAGAGAGAAGACTTTCTTAATTTAGATACAGCAGAAGGACAGGTTGTAAATGAGTATATTAATTTTACTAAAAATTATGCAAATGAATTTAAGTCTTTAGTAAGAGAGCATCTAGGGGAAGCTGGTTACGAATACTTTAAAGAAAGCGGTATGGTTAAATGGGTTGAGGATGGCATATACATAACAAGGCAGTTAACTCCTGAAGCAAAAAGATATTTAAGAATGAACAGTCCTTATCTTGAAAAATGGATAGAAGGTGAGATACAAAAGCGTTCAAAATTAAAGGCTAAGAAAGAAGGTGTTGAGGATTGGGAACAATTTAGATTAGATTTTGAGGTTGAGGTTAAACAAGATGCTCAACAAATACTAGACTTTTCACCTGATAAGTTTACATCTAGGTTTGTAGAGAAAAGAAACGCAAAACTACCATCAAGAATAGAGATTGGTGGTAAAAAAATTAAAGTATATGAAACTGATTGGGAGCCTACAGCTAAAAGATATGCAGTTGGATTCTCTAAGCTTCTTGCAAACATGAATATATTTCCTGAGCTTGTAAACATAAAAGGTTTAAAGCAGGGTCGTTTTAGTGGTACAGGTATGATTGACATCTTATCTAAGATTCAAAACGATAAGTGGAGAGGAACCATTGAAAAAATTATAAAAGAAGAGATAGGTGTTAATCGTCAATCTGACCCTAGCCCTTGGGCAGGATGGGTTGGTAATGCAGCATCAGTTTTAGCTAAGGTTGGTCTAAGTTCTCCTACATCAGGATTTAAAAACTTTGTATTAGGTACAGGTCAAACAGGAGCAGCATTTAAAACAAGACATTTAATGAGCGAGCTGTCCACTGTAATGGATGCAAATTTTAGAAAAGAAGTTGTGGCTCTGGGTGCTACAGATATAGGTATGAGAGAGTATCAATCATTTGCAGCAGGAAGAGCTTTGGACCAAGTATTTAAAGCTGGAGGTATGAGACCTACTGAGAACTTTAACAGGTATTTTGCTGTAGCTGTTGGAAGGGTAGATTTTAAAGGTCATGTAGACAACATTAGAAAGTATAAATCTAATAGCAAAGTTTATAAAAAGTCTCTTGACTACCTTGATAAGTTTTATGAAATGACTCCTGCAGAAGTTGAGCTACTTAGAAAATATGGCTCTAAGAATTTTAACGCTCAAGATGCTATAAATGCCTCTGGTGAAAAATTTGCAAACAATTTAAGAAAGTCTTCAGAAATTAGAAAACTTGACAATGTGTACAAGAAATCTCAATTAATGTCACACGTCAATACTCAAGGTGCATCTGTTAGTTTGTTCATGCCTACTTGGGCATCAGGTGCGTACTCAAAGCCACTTACACTGTTTAGACGTATGGCTTACGCTGCAACAAGAAACACTGCACGAAACGCAGGTCTTGCTTTAAAGAATGGACAATATTTAAAACTTGCTATGCAAGGACTCATTCCTCTTCTTTCTGGATATAGTTTACTTGGTATATGGGATGCTATATTTGACCAAGACCAGCTTCCAGATGAAAGAAGCGTAGGCGTTAAATACATATCAACGCTATTGCATACAGGAGAATTTCTAGGTATTGGTTCAGAGCTTGTTGGTTTGCTTGGAGAAAATGATGATAGGGTAAACATAACTCCTTCTATTGTAGATGCTGGTTTAAACTTGTACAAAGCTATTCATGCAACAGCTTCTGGAGAAAAGTTTGCTGGAGAAGCAGCAGAAGATTTTCTTAAAAGAACAGTTATTGTTTACAACTCTTATCAAAAAATGAACAAAAGAATTGCAGATAAATCTGATTTTAGAAAAACAGAAAGACGGATGAACAAGTCTTGGAGACAATATATGGAAGATGTTTATCCAGATAGAAGTGCTGCTGAATTTGGAAAAAATATTAATGGTAAATACTACAGAGCTTTTAACGAAGCATTTACTGCAGGAGATATAGACAGGTCTGCAAGAGAATATTTAATTGCATTACACATGTTAGCAGGTCACTATTACAAAGAAGGTAGAACAGATGATGGTGAATACTTTATAAGAAATTGGGACGATGCACTTAAATCAGCATCCAAAGAAATGAAAAAACGATTAAAGAAACAGAATCCTGCTTTTGAAGCTAGCTTAAATATAAAGAAAGGTAAGCAGGCCAAGAGAAGAGCCTTGAGATATTGGAAACACTATGAAGATATTAATGGTGCTGAAGCAACAGCACAATGGAAAAAAGAATCAGAAGCTGCAGAACTTGAGTATGCTAAAAGAGCTAGAAAAGTTCTTGATAAAATCAATGAATACAGGAAAAAGTTAAACGTAGATTACGATGACTTTGAAATAGATTTAATAAAGAAAGATTTTGATTCTAGTAAATATTATGAAAATCTTTTAAATCTTAAATAATTCTTCTATTGGTATTAGTACCATCTGACTTGCATTAAAGTCACCACCCTTAGTTATCTTGGCCTTACCATTTGCAACAACCTTTTTAACCATACCTTTTAAGTAATCAGCATCGAATATAAACCCACCTATTATCTTATCATCAACAGACAATAAATGAACCCATGTTTGCGATTCTGTGGCTGACAACCCAGACAACTTACCATTGCATCTTATCTCTATTGCAATATTGCCTGTCCCTGCCCATTTATCTCTTTCTGTTTTAACCTCAACTTTACCATTGCCTTGAAGAACTTTTTTCACAAATCTTTCTCCCTTTTCTCCAAAAGCTAAGTCAATGTCAAACTTCTTTAACTCTTCTATGTTTGGCATATACCATTCCCCTTCTTTTATTATTTGTATTCCTCCAAAGAGCTCATGCATCTTCAGAAGATATTTCATCAAAAAATGTTTCTTTTCCATAGTGTGCTATTAGTATTGAATCCGCTGTATATAGTGTAACCTTTGTATTAGGATATAGTTTTTGGGCTTTTGCTTTGAGCCATTTTTTTCTCTCTGAATAGTCCATGCCCTTTTTGCAACCAATCGCTGTCATCCAAGCAGAAGGTATTACCGTATACATTGGAACCTCTGCTGCCGCAGCTATACCTAACCATTGGCCATAATTAACCCCATATGTGAATGCTGACCTTGTTGCATTGTTTGGTCTAGCCCACACCTTTTCCATTAACAATCTTACATTGTTTGGCTCATCTCCTACAAAAGAATAGAACATTGTAGCCATATCAATTGTTCTTTCTGGGCATTTAACTGCCTCCATACTTCCATCTTTTGTATCTATTACTGTTATTCCCCCAGATTTACCTGGGTCTATACCTATGTATCTATAGGTGGCTGACTTGCCCATCATAATCCTCCGATATTTTACATTTATCACCTTCAAACTTTAGTATGACATCACCTGTGTCACCATACCTTACCTTACTTGCAACGATTTGCAGTTTATCTTTACCCAATCCTTTTAACGGGTTAACCTTGTAGTCGTAATATGTAAAGAAAACATTCTCTGCAACCTGCTCAATTGCACCACTCTCTGCCAAGTCAGACAACTGAGGCCTTACATTTGACCCTCTATACTCTAATTGTCTATTTAATTGTGACGCAAGAACTACTGCGGCATTAGACTCTTTTGCAAGCCATTTATAATCATTACACAGTCTCTCAAGCTGTAGTCTCCTATCAAGCTTGCTATTACCTGTATCTATGAGCTGTATATAATCATCAAATATAACATCTGGCTTAAACTTTTTAACCTCAGTAGATGATTTACTGAAATTTTTTAAGTTATCAAACATTAAAAACTTGTCTGAGCTAAACTTTTTAACCAAAGTATCTTTTGCATCTTTTAATTTTTTAAGTTCACTTGGAGAAAAAACTGCCTTTCTCATCATTCCATAAGACAGCTCACCAGATTCTAGGCAGATTAACTTCTTAATAACTTCAGTGTTAGGCAACTCTCTGTTGAACAGGACCACTTTGAAACCCTTGTCCAACATAGATGCGAGGAGATTTAGCAGAAAGGTCGTCTTACCATGACCAGGCCTACCACCTACTATAGTTATCTCTCCCCTTGTTAACCCACCTGCGAACCTGTCAAGAGACTCATAGCCAGTACTGAGGAGTTTAGTATCGCTACGCTCTAAATCTAATATAGCCTCTGTAACCATCGCTTCCACATCTGGCCTACTTGATGGTCTAGCATTGATTAAATTTGAACATAGACTATGAGTTTTTAATATGTTTTCATATACATCAGAATTGTTGGACAGGGCATCGTTTTTTAATGTATCCATCTCAACAATTATTTTTCTTAATAGATATTTTTCATATATGATAGAAGCATGATGATAAACCATTCCTTCTAGTGAGGCTTCTTTCGTGCAACCTGTAACGTAGTAAGCGTTACATCCTTTTTTAACATCTTTATCTGTTACTTGAGAACACACTGATGCTAGATTTATGGGGATACCACTCCTATGCATCCTAATTAAAATCAACCACAAAGCTTTTGATTCTCTTTGAGACAAAACCGATATGTCTTCAAAAAAACCTTTGACAGTCTCAATCTCTTTAGGATGATGAATGATTCCCCCCAGCACTCTGTCCTCGATACCTTTATCGTAGGGGACCATATTTATTTTCCTTTATTCTTCTTTATTTTCTAACGAATCATTGATAACATTTTGAAAAGCATCTAAGAATTTTGACATGTCGACTTCGTTAACCTTGTAAAAAGTCAAGCCTTCTTGTGCTTTCATTTTTTCAAGAGCATCTATCTTATAATAGATACCCCAACTGTTATCCTGTAGAACCTTTTGAATCATTTTTTGTAGACTCAGCACTTTCTTTCTCCTGTTTTACTTTTTCCTTTATTAGCTTATTAAACTCTTCTGTATCTTTTTTCATATCTATGTAGCTGTTAAAAGCGTACGCTAGACCATCTAATTTTCTTTGAGTCCATTGAGACTCTTGTATTAAGATATCAACAACCTTAACTATATCATTTTTTGTTGGACTTTTTTGCTTTTTTTTCAACTGGCTTCTCCTCCATTAACGGTGTTATCCTGTTAAGCAACTCTTCCATGCAATCTTCCATCAATCTCATTCTGTTTTCAATAACAGTTATTTGAGCTACAATTCTTTCTTGTTCGTTTTCCATCGTAATTGCTCTTCCCATTTATCTTCTCCTTTTAGGGTTATTTCTCCTGTTTATATAGGAGTTCTTTATATATTTCTCAATCCACCAACACCTTCCGTTCCCAGAAAGCTCATGGGCAATTTTTCTTACAGCACTTTGTAAATTTTTACCCAAAACTAATCACCTCACATATTCCATAAACTATAAAACCAAAACAAACTATCAAAGCTGTCAAAATAAACGATTCATAGGCAGTAAGAGTTATGCCTGAATCCTTCTCAAAGCGTCTTCTAAAAGGCAGATGCTTTACTTTCGTACTCTTCTTCTTCGGCCAAATCATTTAATCTTTCCTCCAAAACATGTTTATCGTCAAAACCTTGAAGCTGTATAACCATGTCAACCAAACCTGGTATACACCACACACAAAACCCTACAGGGATAATCCCAAAATCTCCAATGATGTCACCATTTTCTTCGTCCAAAGGAGACTCACAAATAGTGCAAGCACTTGGTTGCCAATTAGAATCTAAGTTTTTCTCTGATTTCATTTTCTATTTTATCCTTTTCATTTTCTATCTTATCCTCAATTTCTTCAATATTGTTCTCAATTTTATTTTCTACTTTGCTTACCTCTTCTTTTATTTCTTTCTTTTTTTCCTCAACTTTAGCTTTAGTTTCATCTTTAAACTTTTCAACCTTCTCCTCAACTGCTCCATTAAAAAGGCTTCCTAGGTCTGTAAAATAAAGTATACAGGCTATGCCTCCACAAAGAACAAGTATAATTGCTAATTTTTTAATCAAAGTATCTAACATTATTGTTTTCCTTTTCTAATTTTTTAATATAATTTTCAGCCTCTTGCTTCGTAAAAAACTTCTCACCATTAACGATGAAAACAAAATGAAGCTCCTTGTATACCCTAGGCTTATCCATATCAAACAAAATTTAACCCCTTAAAATATTAATTACTACAATTTTTTTAAAACTTTGGGCAAGGATACTGATTGAAGTATCAGCTGGTAGAAAGGGAACCTTGCCCGTGGTCTTTACTTACTTAAATACCTGTATACTGTTGACACAGGAACGCCAGTTATCTTAGAGATAGAGGTCCCTTTAACCCCAAAGTCTTTAAGAAGTAGCACTAGCACTCTTTTCCAAGTATGTATTCTTCTTTTATCAGAACGGAATGGATTCGTCATTCTCTAGTATCCTCCCTTTTGGCCATTCTTTTACCCATTTAACCTGAAAAGGCGTAACCTCTTTCCCATCCTTATTGGTATAGGCTTTACCGTAATCGCATACAGCAATAACAGGTTGACCTTCCATGTGTTGAGTTGTTAAATTAGGCAACTCTTTAAAGGTAACCTCTTCACCATCAATGGTTTTTGTTACGTCTTTGCAATTAAGACCAATGGCTTGACAAAAATAGAAGTATGATTTATTGCCTTCTGCATTAGACTCAAAGGTATCTTTGTCACCTGGCTCAAGAAACCTAAACACGCCCTTAGCCCATATTGTTCTGCCAACGTATTCTTTACCGCTTGTTTCTTTCATATCGCCATTGTCATTTTGCCAAGCATAGTTTAAATGCTCGTTCTTTGGGGCAACTTTTATAGCATAATTGTAAACTCTGGCTCTATATTGACCCTGAACATCTACAATCCTACTATCAACATTGACTATGTGTCCATAATAGTCACCTTTGTTGAATGGAATCCACACATCATTACCTTCTTTTTTGTCTGAATCTGGCCTATACAAGCTAACCTCGTTAATTGCACTATCAAACATTTCATTTATATCACTCATACTACTTGTCTCCTTTCTTTTTTATTTCACTTTTCATTTGCTTTATTCTTACTATGTATTGCCCAACATTCTTAGCATTAACTTTACCGTCAGCTATATGCTCTTTTATTGTCTTAATGTAGCTTGCATCCATGCCTTCAGCCTCAGCAAGCAACTCTTTCTGTTGTTCATCAGACAATGGGTCTGATTCTGGCAAATCTTCACCTGCAAATATGTATAATCCAAGACCATGCAATGCAATTGCTTTAGCCAAACATCTTTGTATGCTTGTATTGATTTGCTGTGCATTAGGGTCTTTTATAGTCATATTCCTATTGTCTAAAACAGGGTGTATTTGGCATCTTGTTATGTTGTCCACAGTAACACTTACCTTAACAAAAAAACCTGCTTCAGTGACCATGTATGGCCTTATTCTACCCTCTACCTCATACTCATGAACATGCCATGTGGCATCAGGTCTTGCTTTTAGCAGTTCAGTGACTGCCCAAGCCCAACTAAGATAGTCGAACCTGCCTTTTTTCTTTTTTAGCTTATTAACATCTATTTTATTCAAGATGTCAAAAGCACTTTGTTCTTTTTTATTTTTCATCTTTATTTCCTCTTTGTTTTTTATTTATCAAAATCAATCTCAGCATCAGTATCAACACCTCTGTAATTTAGCTCAACATACATTGCATCATAACATTCTGGCGGTTCATGACCACTATTTTCCATCATTCTGTTTGTAAGAACAACTGCGTTTATCAAGTGAGTTGTTCTCATTTGAGTAACATCAAGCTTTTCACTTCCAGTGTCCCAAAAATATGTATTGCTAGGAACGATTTTCATTTTCTTTTCATGTACGGTGGTTGACAATGGTCATAGTAAGGACAATAACTGCAGTTCCATTGTTCTACAGGTGATGACCCTAGTTTGAATTGTGGCAACCCCATTTTGTGTTCTTGATTTACGTTTTTCCAATAGTTCTCTGCTCTTTCAAGAGTCCCCATTGGAACTTCTATTTGTCTCATGTCTGAATTATCTTTGTTGTAATAAAGCAAAAACATTCCATCCAATCGTCCAAATTCTTTTCTTATTGCTAGTCCGTAAGTAGCTAATTGTAAGTGATGTGACTCAGAGCCTGTGCCTTTGTGAGCTATTTTAGTCTTCCAAGGCCACGAACCCATGGTTTTTATGTCATAAAGGTAAATCTTGTCACCTTCCTTAACTACTAAGTCGTAAAAACCTCTAACATTTAACTCTTCGATTATTATTTCTTTTTCAATGATAAATTCGATTTCCTTTTCTTTTATTTTATTTTCTTTTGTATTACTATTTCTATTATATATTAATTTATTATATATATTATTATTATATAAAGAGAAGGCTTTTTCAAAATCTTCATGCACTATTGTTCCAAGTCTCATGATTCGATTTGATTTAGGCTTCGGCTTATTCGTTTCTTTTATTTTTTCTATGCTTTGGTAGTATATTTTTCTTGAACAAAAGCCTGCAGAGCTACCATGGTAGTAACCTTCTTTGCCTTTGTATCTTGCTTGATAGTTTTCTTCTTGCTTTGAGTCCATGTAATCAGAATATATTTTCTCTATATCAACCAACGCTTATCTCTCCTTTGCTAATTTTATTTATTATTTTTAGCATTGCATTGTTGATGCCTACTGATTCTTCTAAACAAGCTATTTTTATTTTTGACCACTCCTTTCTCGGTATGTTTCTTATCAAAAATGTAGTGTAATCTGTATCATTCATCAATCTTTCTCCTTTTAGGTTAACAATTATAAATATTTAAAATAACATATGCAACAATTATTATCAATTCTCACATTATTTTTACTTTTATTTTTTATCTTTTGCTGTGGATTTCCAATATGTTTCTGGATTGACGTGTCCATCAGCTACCCACCAAAGGTCGGGCAATTCTGGGGCATTGTCAATGTCATACCCCAAATCATATCCATATTCTTCTAGCCAATCATGTAAATAGTTTTTTATCTTTCCCATTATTTTTTCTCCTTTTTTTTAGCTATTTTCCTTAATTCATACGCAACCTTTGAAGCTTTGTCATACAGGTCTTTATCAAGTTCATAAATCGTCCCTGAAAAGGCCTCCAACCATTTGATATAGTCATTTGCTTCATCTAATTCTTTCTTTACTCTATCCTTACAAGACCCCATTTTCACCCTCCTCAACTACTTTGGTTAAAGATAATATCCAAGTGTCGTTACCTGATTTAAATCTTATGAATGGCTTATCTGTATCTACCATATTAAGATTTACCTCTTTAAAGTCTTTTAATCCGTAGTAATTTTTTAAATCTGTTAATGCTTGTGATATTTTGTAATCCACTTTTTATCTCCTTTTATCTTTTATTATTGATTCAAATATTGCATATATTAGAAATATTATAAATACCCATTTAATCATTGTTATCATTGTTGCCCTCCCCACTTTCAACAAACTTGTCTGCAACTAACTTCATATCTAGTCTTTCAAGTTCATCTATCGTGTAGTAATCTATGAATCTATACAATATTCCTTTTTTTATTCTTCTTGTTTGTTTTTTAAAGAATTTTAACTGCTCGTTTTCGTCTTGTAGCTTGTGCAACAATGCATCTTTTTTAAAACTCATTTAACCCTCCATTCTCTTTCAACTCGTTTCTCATCTGTATCTGTGCAGACCAATATGTTTGTGATTAGAGTATTTGCTTCTGAAGAATCAAAATCTCTTGATTGTATTAAGTCTGATAGCTTGTCAATATTATCAAATATTATAGCAAGTCTTTTCTTATAGTCAGTTTCTCTAGTGTCAACCAACTGCATTCCTTCAAGCTCTTCCCATATCTCTTGTTGCAGGTAGCATTGCAAATTCATTCGCATATCTTTTCTTTCTTCTTCATCTGATGTGAAATGCTCAATCCAATTCAATATTATTATTTCTCTTAATTCATATTGATTGCCTACTATTTCATTATTGTATTTCATTTTTCCTCCTTTGGTTTTATTGTATCCATATAATAACAAATATCTTCCCACCTTTTAGTAGATTCTTCTTCATCTATTGTATGATAAGGTTTTACATATCTGTCTGACTCTGAATTTAATACTTGTAATATTTCAAATAATTTTTCCCAATCTCTCATTTTTGCTCCTTTCCTTTTTTAATATTATCATCAATCTGTTGTCTTGTTTGGAATGTTATCCTAACTGCATAGTTGTTGTTGTATATATTTTCAATCCAACCTCTAGTGCCTTTAGTTATTCCGTTTGCAGTTAAAAAACTGCTAGGTAGCTGTATCCTACCTTTCTCATCAACTTTTAAGTTTGCTATCTTCATTTTCCCTCCTCTATGATATCTGTTATCTCTGTATTTCCTTTTCTAAAATGAAACCTATTACACTCAAAGTCATCAAGAACATCATCAAGACATTCATCAATATCTTCTTTTGATTTTGCATAATAAGTTTTTGAGTATTTATTTTCTTCCCATATAATAATGTGAAACTGCTTTAAATTGTGTTTTTTAGCTACCTTTTCATCATTAGTTATAATTGGTGTAAAGTTTTCTTTCTTCACTCTTCCTCCTCATCTTTTATAAATTTGATATCAACACCATCAAACCTCCATTCAAAAGGCTCTCTGTTATAATATATTAGTTCTTGAAACAATCTAATATCTTCCTCTCCTATTGGTATTGTAATCTTCTTATCCATATACAACCTCTTCATAAGGTTTTTGATAAAATTCTTCACACTTATCGCACAAATCGTGCAATCCATACTTATTTATCTCGTTCATCTCTGCTTCGCAATCATCACAAAGGTATTTATTTCTTATCTTCATTCTTCCTCCTTAATAGTTTTTATTTATAAAATCTAAAAATGTAATTTCACCTTGCTTTGTGTCAAAGTCTCTGAACTCATCTAATGTATTAAAAATCATATCAACATCATGTAAACTGAAATTTTCCTCTAACCACTCAACAAGCTTTGCATCTTTATCTACTGAATACCAATGTTTTTTCTTATCCATATACAACCTCCTTAAATAATGCATTTTGTAGTATGGTATCATATGTATAAGCATCAGGATTTCCATCAGTAAATGGATAATGTTTACCACCATCATCAACATATCTTTGAATACCATCAAGCATCATTGCTTGTGTTAGCATGAACTCCAAGCCATCTATTGTATGGATTATAAGTTTACCACCCAATCCAATGACATCTGATGCATACTCACCACCTTTATAATCATCATCAACTACCTCTACCTTTCTTGCCCAATAATTACTACCACCCTCAAATGCTCCAACTAATATCTCATTGATATCATCTGCTGAAACATCAATCACTTTTCTTATTTGTCCTATCTTCATTTCTCCCCCCTTAAATATTTCATTGATTGTATTGCAATATTTTTTAGTTCTTTGTCTTTAAGGTTTAATACATATTCTGCTGTTGCTTTAACAAAGCACATATACTTTTCAATTTCTCTTTCTTCTTCAAAGTCCTCTATTTCTTTTTGCATTCTCTTTTCTTCTTTCTTTTCAAATATTTCTCTGCTGATTTGGTCATCTATTCTTGATAAGTCATCAGCTAGTTTTAGCATATCTATTTTCTTTTCCATTACTGCTCCTTTTCTTTTTAAGTTTTTGCAAGAGCCATCAACTCTACTTGTTTTATGCGATATATTCCCAAATGTGACCAATCGCTGACTCTTGCATTTCATTACTGCTCCTCGTTTCTTTCTATTTGATGTGATGATGTGTTGTTTTGCATCCACTCTGCCCAACAATCCCCATTACCACATAATATGTTTTCAGTGTCCCATTCGTAGCTATAATAATTCGCCCAAATTTCTTCTTTTAATTCAGTTCCACATTGACTACAATTTATTACTTCATCTTTATCAAACATTAAAACGCCCTCCCTTCTCTTATACTTTGTTGTAGTCTTAGCATAAATGTAGCAAAGACATATCTTTTCTTTTTAGGTATAGTATTTAATACAGCATCAAAATGTTGCCCGTATTCCTCAGCATCCTCAAATGATTGAAACATTGGAACGCCTTTCTTTCTATACGTTTCTTTTATCTTTTCTTTTTTCATTTTTTCTTACCTCTTACGCTTTCTAGCATTCTTTTTTTATTAACTTTTACAATTAACCCATTTAATATTGCTTCTATCAAGATTGCATTTTCTCCGAATATTTCTTTTTCTATTTTTACTTTTTTCATATTATTAAAATAAAAAAAGCCTCAAGGCGTTAACCTCAAGGCTCTTTAAATCCTCCTATTTATTTAGATTAGTTAATTTATAAGTTCCATCTTTTATTTTCTTTCTTGTGTCGGCTATTCTTTCACCAAGAAAATCATTTCTATATTTTCCCGTAGTGGCTGAATAGTCCCAATAATAAGAGTCAAGTTTCACTTGCCCCTTTTCTTTTACTGCTATGATTGAGTTGTAGCTTTGGAAATACTCTTTACCTTTATCTATAATAATGAATTGATTAGGCACAGCGTTTCCTTTACTACTTTTCATGTTTTCAACTCTCATAAATACCTCACATTGTTAATTGTCAACTAATCAATATTATAAATAAATAATGATATAAACAATAATAAAAATAATAAAAAATATCATTGTATTATTAATAATATGTATTATATTTAATTGTTAGGCGTAAAGTAAACAATAATAATAGGAGTAAATAAAAATGGATTTAATCACATCAATAATATTAATAGTAGTATTTATAGTAATTCAGCAAATAGTGTGTTTAGTTGCAATAAATAAAGTTGATAAACTAGCTAGGGAAAGAGACATATATAAAGATAGACTAGACAACAAAAATTATCCCCGTGAAAGTTGGGTTAAAATGCTCAGAAAAGAGGTTGAAGTGTTGGAGAAAGACAATGAAGAGTTAAAAAAGCAAGCAGTCAGATTAAGAAATTGTGCTGAAAAATATGGTATTCAATTAGGTGAATTAGAGAAAGAAAATAAAGTATTAAACAGCTTAATTAATAATTACGAAGAAGAAAACCCACAACAAGTTTCGCTAGAAGACTCATTCAAAGCTAAAGATAAAATAAGACACGCAAAAATGAAAGAAGAGTATGAAGCATTTCAAAACGAAATGGAAAACAAGTAAACAAACAAAAACACAAGGAGTAATACAAAATGGTAGAAATAAATAAAAATACAACAATAGAAAAAGTAGAAGAAGCAACAGAATATACAGAATTAAACCAAGTTCAAGATGATTTGAAAGCGTTTGAGATGCGTCTTAATTCAATGATGGAAAAAAACCAAGACTTGCAGAATAAAATAAGCGTAGTAAATAAAGACCAAATGACGCTAGTAATACCTAAAG